AAGACAGTTCCGCTGTGTGTGTTGCTTGAATTATTTTTGTTTTTGGTTTTTTACCCATTAACCAGGCGGGAAAAAGGTAAGAAGCAAACTCTGACTTTGTATGTCTGGGTGGCATATTGACAATTAGTCGTTTTAACTTTCCAGCAGCTATCTCTTCAAACTTTTTTGCCATAATGTTATGATGATACCCATCTATAAACTCTGGCCACACCATTTTAACAAAGTGCATAAAACTATTTTCCGCTTTTTTACTATCGTCCTGCATAGCAATAGCGAGCATTAGTCTTAATTCTTCGTCTGAATACTTTTGAAATTTATTATTTTCGGTTTCCATTGGGACTCCTAGACACTTTTATACTAAAAAAAGGGGTATACCCTAACAAAATCGTTTTCATATGAAAATTTGGTGGCTGAATATTTAAATCACGCGCTAGAGCACCTCGCGCGCCAGAGCGTGGGGCTTTTTTAGGGGTCGGGTATTGGCTGATTTCTGCCATTTTTTTCATTTTTCATAGGTACCCTAAGGCTTTTACCAGGACGCGTCCCGTTTTCTGCCAAATTATTACTCACAATAATTGTAGTTATCGTAACTTATCCTGTTTTATGGCAGAATTCCTCGCTTTTCGTGGGACGCGAACCGTGAACTTTTTGAAGATAGCTACATATAGTAGTCCAACCTTCCCTCGTTGCCGGTTCGTTGACACCGTTTCGTGAGAGATTTAGCGAAAGCCTTCCCTCATACAGAATTACCTTCTCTGGGGGAAGGTGTTTCGCATGATAAACAATAATGTAATTCTTACCACCAGTCTTCTCCCACAGTTTTATATTCATAGCAATTTGATGTGGACTGAGCTTAACTTTGTTACCAGTCGCAACTTTTACCTCCAAGAAAATTGTATCCAATTGTGGGCTAACACCAACGAGATCTGGAAAGCCATGCATAGTTGTTGTTTCAATTCGTAACCACTCAAATAAAGTTATGTTTTTCTTTATTAATTTAACAAAGTTTGACTCTTTCATTTTTAACTTTCTTGTTATTCTTTTTTAAAAAGTTTAGGGTTACACATATGATTAAAGTTTTTTTATTGATAGTGATGATGCATTCACCCACAATGCCTTATGTAAAATACAAAGCACTATTTTATCCTGACCTCAAGGAGTGTGAAGTTGGTGCTGTTTGGCAAGAAAACATTACTGTTGATATGGCAATTAAAGATGGATTAACCCCTGTTATTGTAAGAACAAAATGCCTTGAGATGGATATGTTTGTGACTAATGATGTAAACTCTATTCTTCATGTTCAATAAGTTGCAGATTATTCTCACTATCTTCTTTCTCTGGTTGATGTTCTATTATGTTTTCTTCTCCAACAATTGGAATACCTTTATTCTGTAATTCATTTAATTTTTTCATTAACTCTTCTCTAGGCAAGTTTTCAATAGCACTTTCCATCCTAATGGTTGGATCATATAAACCACCAGCTTTGCCTCTTAGTTGTTCAGCATTAATAGAAGCTGCATAATGCTTTTCTTCTTCTGCTCGCTTACCAAGTTCATCAAGTCTAGCTAAATGTTTGTCCATATTAATAGAATATTTATTCTGTTGTTCTTTTTTCATATCATAAATAGCTTCAGCCACTAATGGATATTTATTTGGATCTTGTAATTCATAAGCAGTCTTTCTGGCAATAGCATCAGAATAACCAGCTTTTCTTGCAGACTCGGATGCAGACTGCATACCCATTAAAGTTTTAGTGCAAAACTCATAAACAAATCTTAATTGTTTAGGAGTCAGCTTTTTTGATTTTCTTCCGTCTACTAATATCTTTTTCATAACTACAATATAAACTTTTTGTTTAACATTTATTCCTCGTGGCACAAAGAACAAAATCCTTGTTTTCTGCCAATTACCTATTTTACCTTACACTTGTAGTGTAAGCCTTACACTTCTAATTTTTGAGTAGTGTAAGGTGTTTTATGGCTTAAACTAAAGGTTATTTACCTTACCTTACACTTCTTACACTTCTTTTTATAAAAAAAAAAAATTTTTTTTCAAATCACTCTAAAAGGGATTAGTAGTGTAAGGTAGACACAAAGGACTTCTGCAACATAGATCTACCCATACCTATTGTCGAATTAATTTATTTGGATTAATATACCTTATTTATGCAGAAGAAATGTACAAGGTGTAATAAGATCAAAGATTTAGAACTGTTTGATCGCAAAAAAGAAAACAAGACTGATGGTAGGAAATCCTGGTGTAAGGAATGTGCATCTAAACATAGTAAGACTGTTTGGTCAGCGTACAAGCGTGACAAGGACCACGAAGCTTTAAGTGCGTCTCCTTATAAATTTCTCAAGCATTGGTTAATCAATGTTAAGAAACCAAATAAAAGAGCAAGACATCCCGTTCATCCCTCTTTATCAATCGAAGATCTAATGGATCTCTGGAACACGCAACAAGGAAAGTGTGCCAAGACAGGTATTACAATGACTCATTTAAAAGGTTCCGGGAAAGTAGATACAAATGTTTCAGTAGATCGCATCGATAATAATATTAAAGAGTACAACAAAGACAATATTCAACTTGTGTGTTATCGTTACAATATGATGAAACACGAAATGGATGAACCATCACTCGCTTTTTGGTGTAAAACTATTCTTCAACATGGTTAGCTCTACTCTTAAACTTCTTATTATATGCATAACCATTATCATTTGTGTATTCTTATTCATTTACTTCTCGCCCTATCATACTTTCATTCGTGAATGCATTTATAATGAAACATTTCAATTTGATTTAGGCAAAGAATACTGCACTTGGTTGTACACTGAAATGAGCCAAGAAAATAATGAATGGTTGAGAGAAATGATCAAATTATTGGAAACTTACAACCCCTAAAAAAGCCCAGAAATCTCCCATAAATCGACTATGTATTGCATTATATGTTATATAATGTATTAATTTATTATAAATAAAGGAGAAAGAAAATGACTAATACAATTACTAACTTAAACGACCTTAACATTAAGAAAATAGATTCAATCGAAGATGTTAAAATTCTTGCTGATTGGTGTGTTGAGAAAAAAATTAATTTTCATCCAGAAGATGATTTTAACGATTATATTAATAATGATGGAACAAAATCTTTTTCAATTCAAGTAGGCACTAAACTTAACAACTTATGGTTACAAGCATTTCACAATTGTAAGCAATCAGATGTTTGGTCAGTAGTTCTTCGTAAACATAATCAATTATTGGGGGAGAAATAAAATGAATAAAGAAATAGAAACATTTAAAGTTGTACCTCAAACTTACTTAAAATCTGGTTTTATAGTTATTACTTATGGATGGAAAGTTTTGATTAATGGTAAAAAATTTCCTAAAGCAAGAGGAGAAATTTATTCTAAATCTTATTACCAATACAAAGGTGGTAAAGATGCAATGGTTAAAAAAGCAATTAAAGATTTTAGAGAGGAGAAATAAAATGAGTATAGCAAAAATAAATGAATGTTGGTTTGATAATAACCATAAAATTGTTCCTAAAATGAGTGAACAATACTTACTAAAAAAAGACTTAACTATAGGAGATTGTAATTATCCTAGTGGAATGGTAGTGTCTGTAAAAAGCTATTGTATTTCACAAGAATATTACAAATTAGATTTGAAAATTAATACTCAATCAATTCCAGAAGATAGATACCCCTTACTACATGACAATCTTAATAGTCTTATAATTACTTTTTATGATGGCAATGATTATTCTAAAAAAATATCTGAATTCTATGATTACTTTGAGGAGTTAGATATGACTTTAGATGACCTTGATGAAGTAAAGGATGCAATGGATGATTTTAAAAATGCTGTTCATAAACTTAATGTTGCAATTGATAGAATGGAAGGGGATAGCAATTGTTTAATTGCTAATGAGTATCCATTGGGTTTATCTTATGAGGAATGGGTGTTATCAATGGATGAGTGGTTTGACTCTGTAGATGACAATGTTAAGTCATACAAGAATGCTATTACAACTGTTAGAAAGGAGAAATAAAATGGATATAAGTAAAATGAATATTTCAGATAAAACAATAAAATTAATGCAAAATTGTTTTAAAAATATTTCTGTAATAGATGCAAAAAAAATATTGTTAAAAGATTTTAATAATACAGATTTGCCAAATACAGAAAAATCATTTCAAGTTATTGTTGATCAACTATATTTAAACAAGGAGAAATAGTGGTTAAAATAGTTGACTTTAAGGAAGTGAGAAAAAAAGACAAAGAAATAGAAACCTTAAAAATAATAATAGAAAAAAAGGACTATGATATCGGAAGTCTACAAAAACAATTAGACGATAAGTGTGTTGAATTGATAGATTTGAGAAAACAACACTACAAACTAAAAAAGGAGAAAGAAAATGATTTATAGAGGATACGACATAACTTTTAATAACAATGAATTTTCAGTCTTTGATGGCGATAAATTGTTAAAAATATTACCTAAAAAAGATCACTGCATTGATGATGTATATGCTTACATTGATCAACAAACAAAACTAGTTAAGGAGAAAGAAAATGACTAATCTTTACAAACCAAAAGTAAAAAAATGTGTCAACTGTGATGGCAAGTTTAAAAGAAACTCTCACACTCATTTTATGGAAAAAGAGCCTTATAAAGGCAATATGATGTGCTATAATAAAAAAGAAAATAAACACTACCAGACTATACAGCAAAAAAATGTTAATGGTGGTTTAGAATTAGTAAAAGGCGATTATACTCATTCAACTTATAGTTATGTTCTTTGGGATGGTGAAAGCTATTATCATAAGGGAGGTTATTTTTGTTCAGTAAAATGTGCTAAAGAATTTGGAATGGCTTGTGCTGAACAAGGAGTTAGACGATTAGGTCAATCTCTGGTAAGATATAATAGAGGAGATAGGAGGGCATCATGATAGGTAAACCACAATTTAGTATTATTGATAATGATACTCCAATGGTTACTGTTACTGTGGGGAATAAAACATATCCTCCCATTACAGTAGAAAAAGATAAAGAGCTTATCGAGAAAGCCACTAAATATAAAAAATCGTTGAGTAGAAAAAATCCTATTCCACGAAGTTATTTATACTGTTTATGGGTTTCTATGTACCAGCAATCAGATCATAATTTTTATATAGATCCAATTCATTTACGAATATTCGATTCAAAATGGAAAAGAGCAATTAGTAATTTTATTTTTTCTTGGAGAAGAAGTAAGAAAGGAAAACATGACTAAAGGACAAACACATTACAATCAACAAATAACTACAAAGACTAAAAAATTATTAGAGAAACTTTGTAAACGATCAAAGTTATCTAAACCAATGCAATTAGAAATGATAGTTGAAATTACATATAATAAAATATTTCAGGATTCAAAACAAGTTAATCAATAAAAAACTTAGGATCTTCTTTAAGGGGCTTTAGGATTTTTTCTAAAGCCTCTTTTCCTTCTACTAAAATACTTTGCCACTCTTCTTTATTAATAACTTTATCATGACTAGGATCGTAGAATTTTAAAGATACATCACCACATTTTGGACATTGATGAATTTTTCTTATAGGACTATTAGGTAATAACATACATAACCTTTGCCTTTTTACAAATTAAGCGAATTATAAGTAAATTTTTGTTAATATACAATATATAAATGGTCCAAGTGGTAGGCAATAAACTAGGAGGAAATACCCCCACTTGGAATTTGTAAGCAATTACTTGCTAAACTTTTTTTTCTTTATGTATTCTGTGTTCTTTGAAACTGTCTGAATCAAGCAGTGGCCCGTAGTAGTATGCACGGCTACCATTATCTTCTCTCCATGTTTGGATGAAATGTTTGGTGTCATCCACTTCCCCTTGCGAATTACAGACCCAACATTGTTCAGTAACTTCTTCCCCTTCAAAACGTAATCGTACATGACCATTTCCTTTACAGTGAGGGCAAATCATATTAGCCACTTTCTTACCTCCTCTGCTAATGTTTGTGTTGCCAAGTTAATTTTATTGCGTAAAGCATAAATAATTTTTTCATCTACAGTTCCTTCAGAAATTAAATCAATGTAAGTTACTTTATTTTCTGTTCCAATACGATGATTACGAGCTTCTGCTTGTTCTCGAATTTCTAAATCATAACTGTTAGAATAAAATACAGTTAAATGAGCTGCAGTCAAAGTTATTCCTCTACCACCAGTCATAGGTTGACCAATAAAAAATCGTGTTTCAGGATCATTTTGAAAATTAGAAATATTTTCTTGACGAATTTTTTGTGGAGTATCACCATAATAAGTGACCACGGATCGCGTCCCATATTTCTTGTGTAATGTTTTTTCTATTTCCTGGATATCGTGTCGGTAGGTAGCCCAAATGATCGCTTTATCACCATGCTCTTCTAGAATAGCCATTAATTCTTTGATACGATTATTTGGCAAACCAATTACCCTACCATCATCGGTTGCCATATGACCACAAACAATTTGGTGTAGCCTTATCAATTGGGCTAGCACTGACGTAGTTGTCAATGTTTCGTTCTTGAGGTTTACTAAAGCAGTTCTTTTCATCTGCATGTAAGCATCAAGTTGTTCTTTTGTTAATGATACAATTCTTTTCATCCATACTTGATCAGGTAAATCCAATGCATCTTTTTTTAAAACTCGGTATGAAAATTTTTGTAACTTGTGATTTAATTCATCTAAATTTTTATATCCCACCACTTTATTAAAAGATCTTCCTCCAAACGATAAGCGTTGCATTTGACAATGCCTTGCCCGGAAAGTGTAAAGCGAACTAAAGCCTAGCAGCTCGTGGTTCAAAAAATTACATTGCGAATATAAATCTTCTGGAGAATTTGTAATAGGAGAACCTGTCATGATAACACGGTAACGCGATAAGAAACCAAGTTTAGTAATAGCTTTAGTTCTTATCGCACTTGGGTTTTTAATGACCGTGCTTTCATCGACTACCATTAAGGTTTGGCGAGTCATTAGAAATCGTCTAGCAAAATCCATTCCTCGTTGCGTGCCAAAAGCATCGACATTCATAATTAAAATATTAAAATGAACTTTTGCGGGTTCTGTTAAAAATAAACTTTGTAATTCTTCTTCATGTTTTTTTGTTTTTTGTCCTGTCCATACAATAACATTTCGATCAATGTGTTCTGGCATATGAGTATCAATTTCTTTAACCCATGTTCCTTTAACACCATTAGGACAGATAACTAAAAGACTATTAATGTATCCATTATCATAAAGAAAAGAAGATCCATCAATGAGAACTTTGGTTTTTCCACAGCCCATTTCCATCAATAAAGCAAACTCTTTATTATCTTGTGAAAAATAATTAAGCATTGCCCCCATACTAGCAAGCTGATGGTTATAGGGTTTCGTCTTAAAATTGTACTTGTATTTCGGCATACTTTCTATGATTTTTAAAAAATCAAATAAAGCCATAACATTTTTCTTGTATAAATAAAATAAAAATAATATATGCTCCCATAGAAAGATGAAAGAAATAGAAAACAAAGGAAATGTGTATGTTATCCAAGAGGTATCTAAATTTAATGTAATTACTGCTCAAGAATTTGGAAGTTTAATTCCTATTTTTGAAGAAGGAAAACAAATTATGTTATCTCCAGGTCCAGCAGTACGCAAAGCCAAGATGATGTTGAAAGATTTTAATGATAAAGATTATTTGTTATTAATAGGCGATCCATCAATGATAGGATTAGCCTGTTCAGTAGCTGCTGATTATAATCGTGGTCGTTATAAAGTTTTAAAATATGATCGAAGGTCTTTTACATATTATCCTATACAGATAGACATTAATGAAAGGAATAACTATGACAGAGAAAGTTGATTTTACAAATCTATTACCAGAAGAAGAAAAAAAGACGGTTGATATATCAGAAGTAAAAGATGTTTCTGATGCATCAAATCAATATTTAAGTATTGAAAGCGAGATTAACGGGTTGGAGGATCAGTTAAAAAGAAAAAAAGCAGAGCTAATGCAAATGAATGATGCAATAGTTCAATTGATGGATCAACGAGGAGTTAAAGAGATAAAATTGACCAATGGTGATGCTGTTAGTTATAAAGAATTTTATAGAGGCACCATCACTAAAGAAAAAGAAAGCGATGCTTTCTCATGGCTAGAAGAAAATGGTCATGGAGACTTAATAAAAAATATTGTGTCAATAAGGTTTGGGAAAGGAGAAAACGATAATGCAGCGAAGTTGATTGAAGACTTGGAGCAAAATGGTTTGGCTCCTGACCAAAAACGCAAGGTCGAGCCAATGACCTTGAATGCCTTTATAGGTGAACAAATAAAATCTGGCAAAGCATTACCTACCGATACATTTGGTATATGGATGGGTAATAAAGTGAAAATTAAACGAGGAAAATAACGATGAACGAAGTAACGAAAAAAGCGAAAAGCGAAATATCGACTAATGTTATTGACTTTTCTACCCACGCTGGTGTTGGGTTTGAAAATGTCAGTGCCCAGGAAATGGCAATTCCATTTTTAAAAATTGCTAGTTCCCAGACTCCAGAGATAAAAAAATCGAATGCCAAGTTTGTAGAAGGACTTGAACAAGGAGATATATTTAACTCTGTTACTAAAGATTTTTACAAA